GGCGTGGCCGGAGCGGCGGTATACGGCGCCATGACATTCGGATTCCTGGGTTTGTGCATCGGACTTGGGGCTGGACTTCTGGCAGCATCCGGCATCATGACGGTGGCCGAGATGGCCAGGGATATCCGCAGGATACGGAAGATGATGGAGGAAAATCAAATTGACAGATGAGATGAATAGAGGTACAGGTGCTGAACTGCACCGCATCATGGATAAGCTGGAAAAAATGAGAAGCATTATGTTTGCCCTGTTCTTTTTTGGTGGAATAGCAGGAGCAGGATATTCGGCATTGTTCGGATTGTACATTAGATCGGTGATCTATATTGTAGCAGGATGCGTTTTGGGTACGTTTATTTCAAGGATGGTTGAGGCGGTGGTTGCTATTGGAAGGGCAGTGGCAGAAAAATATGAAGGTAACTGATGAAAGCAGGAGGGGAACGCCTGTGAAAAGGCTGATAACGGTTGCGCTTGTTCTGGCTCTGGCACTTCCGTGCTGCGCTGTTGCGGACGGCAAAAACAATGCTGGGCTGGATATGACATTCTGGGAACAGTTCGAATCATCCAGCGTAGAATATATCAAGTCATGGGACTTTTTCTATTACAAGGGAAGATACTGTCTGCGGTTCATGTTCGCGGACGGGAACAAGAAAGAAAAAACAGTACCTGCGCGCGTGGACATTGAAGTATGGAATGATGATGGAAAAACCGTTTACAGCGGAGAGCATGACGTAACAGCTGAAAACTATCTTGTGTGGACGAAATTTGGGATGGATAAAACCTATGCGACCATATTCATAGAGGAGGATGATATCACAAAGGGCGCAACAGGGAGCGGAACGGTTAAATTCAAGGTATACAGTCCGGGATATTTTGAATTTGAGGAAATCGAAATCGAAAGCGACGAGCTTCCGAAAATCGACATAACGGAGCTATGCCGGCTTGAAATGCCAGAAACGCCGATAGAGTTAGAAAGCGATTCGGTGCTTTTCGGCGGGAAGGTAAGAATAGACGGGATATCCTATACATTTGAAGAATATTTTGATGGTAATGTAGAATTGCATCTGTATTTTACAGGAGAAAGATTGGGAACGGACAACGACGGTGGAGACAGCATACAGATTTCGTGGAAACTGTATGACGAAGATGATTATGTTGTGGATACCGGAACGACGTACGTATGGGACATTGCGGCAGGCGAAAAATTCAGAGATTTTGAAGAAACCATATATGATCTTGCACCAGGATCATACAGGCTTAAGCTGTATGGCGGAGGCTGAACCCTATTGAAGAAAGAGCCGGGAGCATTACGCTTCCGGCTCTTTGATTGTTTTCAAGTAACTGACCATAGATTCAAGCAGGTCATCCGGCATGGCGGCGACAATGCGGATGAGCTGCTTTTTTGCGCCGCTGCCGCGCTCCATGGCACGGGTGAGCAGCTCGATGTCCTGCTCTACGCTTTTGTCCATCATGTCGCCTTCGCCGGTTTCAAGCCATGTGCGGCTGATGCCAAACTCGCGGCAGATCAATGATATTGTCTGTGCTGAAGGATTGTTATCGCCTTTCTCAAGTTTGGACATACCGGACGAACTTATATTGATTCTTTCTCCGAAGCGTATCTGATTAAGGCCGACAGCCTTTCTCACTTCAATGATTCGTTCGTTGATGCTCATGCAAATCCTCCTTTCAAAAGGGATTATATCAATATTTTCGTACTAAGTCAAATAATCATTTGACAATTCGTATTTAGTATGATAATATTCGTATGTAATCAAAAAATGGAGGTGCAAAAAGTGACCAGAGAAGAGCTGCTTAAGGAGGCCATGGCGACGATCAATAAAATGACCGACGAGGAAGTGCAGGCGGCCACGCTGATGGCTGCCGGCATGATGGCCGGGTACGAAATCGGCCGTATGACTGCTTAAGCCATGCGGCCAGGAAGGGAGAAAAAACCATGCCGGAAAAACTGCTGCGCCCGGCGGATGTGGCCGAGCTGCTGGGGGTGAGCTACGACTGCGCCTGCCAGCTGATGAAAAGCATGCGGTGCGTGAACCTGAGCCGGGACCCGAATGCTGTGCGCCCACGCTGGGCGGTGACGGTGAGCGAGATCGACCGCTGGCAGAAAGAGCGCACGCAGAGGCCGGACGACTACGTGGCGCCGCCTCCGCAGAAAAAGGGGCGCAGAGCGCGCAACGTGGTAGCGTTCGACCCGAACCTGTGGGAGATGGGGCCGGACGGGAAACCAAGGATCAAACGAAAGCGGGCGTGATCGAAGTGATGGAGTATCGCAAGGCGACCCGGCGCAGCGAGCGCTGGGAAGGACGGCAGAGCCATAGGAACAGCGAGCGGATGCCGGGCATGGGACCCGGCATGAAAGCGAGCGGCGGCCATGAGGCTTGCTTGCAGAGCATGAACGGCGAAGGCGGGCATGCGAACCACAAGATACGCCGCGCGTTGTCCGAGTGCGACCAGCGCGACGTGACGCGATATGTGGCTGTGCCGCTGGTGCTGGCGTATGTGGCGATGGCGGCGTGGCTGCTGGTATGGACCGCCGGGAGGATAGCGTGAATGGCGTATGCGAAAATTGAGCACCTGCTGTGCGACGAGGCTAAGCCGGGCGATGGCCTGACGGCGTGCGCGGAATGCGAAAGCCCGTGCGAGTACGGAAAGCGGGCGCTGGCGGAGGCGGATGACCGTACGCTGGCGGGCCTGATGTGCGGGGCGGACTGCGAGACGTGCCGGCAGCCGTGCAACCTGCGAAGGGTGGTGACAGCGAGAGGATTAAAGCCGGCACAGCACCGCCCGGCAGTAAGCCGCAAGCGGACGATGCAGGCGGGATGGATCGCGATCGCAATGCGGCCGTACATTGAAAGACATGGAGGAAGAATGACATGCTGACCACGGGGCGCGTGATCGCGGAGGGCGCGGGATGCGTGACCATCGCCACCAGCAGGCCGCCCGCGGACAACCTGAGCGATCAGGTGACGGTGGTATGGATGGACAAGCGGCTGATCAGCCCGGAGCAGCGCCGGAAGGCGTATGCGCTGATGGGGGAGATATCCGCGTGGAGCGGCGACACGCCGGAGAACGTGAAGGCGTGCATGAAGATGGATTTTCGCCGGCGTGTGGCGCAGGGGCTGACGGAGGATCTGATCAGCCTGGCGGACTGCACGATGGCGGAGGCGCGGATGTTCATCACGATGCTGATCGAGTTCATGCTGGACATGGACGTGCCCAGCAAAGTACCGCTGTACGAGTGCCACGACGATGTGCACGCTTACGTGTACGCCTGCGCCATGCACAAAAAATGCGCGGTGTGCGGGCGCAGGGCCGAGCTGCACCACGTGGACCGCGTGGGCATGGGGCGGGACCGGCAGGAGATCTGCCACATCGGCATGCGGGCGCTGCCGCTGTGCCGGGCGCACCACGAGGAAGCGCACCGGCACGGGGACGGGCGGCTGATGGAGAAATACCATCTGGAGGAAGTTGCGATCGACGGGAAAATCGCGAAAGCGTACAGCCTGAAAGGAGAATAAGATGTTCGCGGTCATCTGCGACAAGTGCGGGAAGATCACGAAAAGCCGGTTTGATGCATCCGGATATTACAGGATAGACTTCCATGCAAGATCGGAGCTGCTGAAAGGCCGTGCTGATGTTTCCGCGCACCTTTGCCCCGAATGCGGGCAGAAGATGATTGAAGAAATGGAGCAACTGAACAAAAAGGAGGATGCGGAGTGAACAGACTGACCATCATCGGAAACCTCACGCGTGACCCGGAGCTGCGAACCACGCAGGACGGGAAGAACGTATGCACCTTTACGGTGGCGGTAAACCGGAGAGGGCGCGAGGGGGCGGACTATTTCCGCGTATCGGCATGGAACGTGATGGGCGAGAACTGCCACAAGTATCTGGCCAAGGGGCGAAAGGTGGCTGTATGCGGCACGGTGAGCGCGCATGCCTACACGGCGCAGGACGGATCGGCGCGGGCGTCCCTTGAGGTGATGGCGCAGGATGTGGAGTTTCTGACGCCGAGGAATCAAGGTGAAAGCGGAGAATCGCAGGACGGATACACGCCGGTTGACGGCGAAGATCTGCCGTTCTGACAGGGAGGCAAGTGGCATGAAGTACATTAAAGTCTATGCGGACTTTGCCGATGCCCTGGCCCTGCTTGGCGATGCGGAACAGGGGCGGCTGTTCATGGCCATGCTACGGTATGCGCAGACCGGAACAGAGCCCGACTTTCGCGGAAACGAGCGGTTCCTGTGGCCGCAGGCAAAGGCGGGCATAGACAGGTGTACCAATACCTACGGCAACAGGTGCGCCGCTGCGGCAGCCGCGAGGGCTGCAAGGGGCAGGGCGGCATCCGGGGCCGGGACTGAAACCAACATTGAAACTAACATTGAAACCAATATAAAACCAGAATGGTTCCATCATGGTGGGGCATTGGAACCAATCTATAAGAGAAGAGAAGAGAAGAAAAGAGAAACCCCCGTAGCCCCCTTTGACGGAGACGGGACCGGTCCGCAGGCGGGCGCGGACCATGAAGCCGCATCCCTGCTGAGCGATAACGAGGCGCGAGAGCTGCAGGAGGCTTTTGACGCGGTGCTGGATGCGGCGCACGATATCGGCATTCCCCAGACATCGGCGGACGTGCGAAAGGCAAACGCGCTTGTTGCGGACTACTCCGCCGCGTGGGTACTGGAGGCTGTGGCGCGCGCGGGGACAGGCCCGGCCAGCGCGAGAAGCTGGCGGTACGTAGAGGGAATCCTGCGCAAGTGGCGGGCCGCGGGAGGCATGGACGCGGAGCAGGCGAAGATACGAGCGTCGGTGCCGGACATAGCGGAGGTGGGGTTTGAGTGATTTACAGCGAGCTTGCGGAAAACACGGTGATCGGCGCGCTGATGCAGGTATCATGCCCGGCGGAATGGCTAGCCGGGCTGTGCGAGGAGGATTTCGTGCAGGAGCTGAACCGCGCGGCGCTGAGCGCGATGCACAGGCTGTGCGCCCGCCGGGAGCCTATCGACATCCGCACGGTGGGCTATGAGATGCGCCGGGATGAACGCGCAAAGGACGAAGGCAAGGCGCAGGCGCATCTGATCGGCTGCTTCCGCGCTTGCCCAGCGCCCAGTGGCGTACAGGGGTATGTGAAACGCATCAAGGAACTGAGCGCCCGAAGGGCGCTACAGCGGGTCGCGGAGAAGCTGGCCGCTTCGGCGGCGGACGAGGGATTGCCGCCGGACGATACGGCGGAGGAGGCCATGGCGGAGCTTCGGCGCGTGGGCCGGAGCGAGGCGGCTTGGCAGGAGATGAGCGCCATGGTGGGCGTGACCATGGACGATGTGGAAAAACTGGCGGGCGGCGGAGGGAACGTGACGCCTACGGGCATAGCGGACCTTGACGCGGCCATGGGCGGGTTTTTTCCGGGTGAGCTGACCGTGCTGGGCGCGCGGCCGGGGGTGGGCAAGAGCGCGCTGGCGGCCTATATGGGCGTGCAGATCGCCGCGAAGGGCAAAAAGGTGGCGGTGTGTTCGCTGGAGATGTCGCCGATACAGTACGTCAAGCGGCTGATCGCCGCGCAGAGCGGGGTGGACGGGCGGAAACTTCGGACCGGGCGCGGGCTTACCGAAACCGACTGGACGGCCATGAGCGACGCGTGCGCGGAACTGGCCGGGTACAGCATGCCGTTCACGTTCAGCGTAACGACGGTGGAGGACCTTGCGGCGGCGGCGCGCAGGCGCAGGGACGCGCGCGGGCTGGACCTGCTGGTGGTGGATTACCTGCAGCTTTTGAAAGTCAAGCGGGCATGTGAAAGCGACTATGTGCGAATCACGACGGTCAGCCACGAACTGAAAGCAATCGCTCTTGAGCTGGAGGTGCCGGTGCTGGCGCTGGCGCAGGTGAGCAGGCCGGAGACGAAGGGACGCCTTCGCATGCCGACGCTGGACAGCCTGAGAGGATCGGGAGACATCGAGCAGGACGCGGACAACGTGCTGCTACTGCACAGGGTGGAGAGCGTGCGGGACGAAGAGGTGCCGGAACGCGACCGGGCCACCGTGGCGGCCTTTCTGGACAGAGGCGACATGCAGTACATCCGGGCGAATCTGGCCAAGCAGCGAAACGGGACGCCGGTGGGGTTCGGCATGGCGTTTGACCCACGGCACATGACGTATGCGTGCATAGCGAGATAGGAGTGAAGAAACATGATCTTTAGCGGAAAAGAGCTGAAAGCGGCGGTCCATGAGGCGGCCGGAATCAAGAATGCCAGGATCGCCTATGATGCGGAGCGCCGCTGCGTGATCATCAGCGGAGACAGCCTGCGCATCGAGATCGGCGGTGTGGCTGCGACGGAGGATTCCTGGGGAGGCGCGCCGGAGAGCTTCGTGGTGCCGAAGCTGGCGGCAAAGTACATCGAGGCGTTGACGGACGCGAATATTGCCGTAAAAGTGGACGGGGACAAGCCGCGTGAAGGACGGCAGAGCCAAGGCAGCAGCGAGCAAAGGCAGGGCGGGGACCCTGCCGCGAGCGAGCGGCAATCATGCGGGTTGCATGCACAGCATGAACGGCAAAGCCGGGCATGCGAACTTCTGCGTATACGGCAGGGCAGCGGAAAAGCGGCGTTTGAACGGGAAATCGTGGAGCCTGCGCAGATGGCGCCGGTGGACGGGGATGACAGCATCCTGATTCCGTGCGGCACGCTGCGCGCGATGGTGGGCGCGGTCAAACATGCGGTGGCCGCGATTACGGAGCAGCGTGTGGCGCTGACCGGCATACGCCTGTTCACATCGCCGGACGGGCTGACGATGGAGGCGTGCGACGGCGTGAGACTGGCGCGCGCGCAGTCCCCGGCGACGTGGACGAACGATGTTGACTGCGTCGTTCCTGCCGATGCGCTGATGAAAGCCGCGTCCATGGCGGATGACGGGGATATGGTGATCCGCGCTGATGGGCGGAGGATCGAGCTGACAAAGCTGGGGGCGTGGTCCCTGCGCACGATGCTGATCGCCGCCGCGCCGATTGATTTCACGAAGGCTTTTGAAGCCGTGGGCGGGATTGAGCCTATCCGGGTGGAAGCCAGGGAGATGGCGGCGGTGCTGAACCGCTGCGAGCTGGCTATCGGTCTTAGCAAGCTGTTTGTCGTGGTTCGTGTGGATGGAGACGGCCTGACGATTGAGAAAAAAGGCGCGTTTTCGATGTTTTCGGAAGCTGTGAGCGGCGTTGAGGCAGGGAAAGCGGAGGAAGGCAGCTATGCGTATAATGCTGCGCACCTGATGACGGCTGTGGCGGCTGTGAAAGATGCGCAGGCCGGGCTTGTGTTCAGTCCAAAGACAAAGATGCTATGCGTGCAGGCGGATATGGAGGACGTAAGGTATCGGGCTATTGTGATGCCTGTAAGAGTGGAGGGTGTGGCGTGACATACGAAGAGCTGGAACGCTTGCAGCGCCTTCCGCTAAAGCAAAAAATGGACCGAGCAGTTGAGTGGATTGGAAAGGGACTGGAATCATCGAGGCATAATACCGCCATCGCTTTCAGCGGAGGAAAAGATTCCACGGTGCTGTGGTGGCTGATCAGGACCTTTTATCCTGACGCAAGGCCGTTTGTGATTTTTGGGAACACCGGCGTTGAATATCCGGAAAGCCTCCGGTTTGCGCGAAAACTTGGAAATGAGTGGGGCGAAGGCCGATTCTATGAGGCGAGGCCGGAGAAGCTGGAGAAAGACGGGCTGAAATACGAGGCGCAGAGGGAGGTCCTCGCGTGGCTTGAGAAATCCGGAAGGCTGGGCGAGGTTTTGCAGGACGACGGAAAGCTGAAAACCACGGAGCTGCTGGAGAGCAAGGCGACACCGAAGATGTGGGAGGATTTCAGACGGCGCAATCTGGTATGGCGTAAGGGAACGACAAAAAGCTACTGGTGGTGCGTCGATCAATACGGGTTTCCTATCTTGGGGAAAAGCAAGTGCAAGCTGGATGCGCATCGCATAAACGTCGATTGTTTTCTGCGATTTTCGAAGTCCCAGAGCGAAAACGCGGAGCTGCTGAGCTACTATGACCTGATCCGACAGGTCAAAATTTCGCAGCATTGCTGCAAGCTGCTGAAAAAGGACCCAAGCGAGAGGATGCAGGCCGAGCTGGATGTGGATGTGATCTTCAAGGGCTTGATGGCAGCGGAGAGCCGGACCAGAGCCACGAGCTACATGACGCGCGGAGAGCTATTCCAAAGCTCACGGCCACATCTTGGGGACGATCCGTTCTTTCACTGCAATCCGATGGGATGCTGGACGGATGAGGACGTATGGCAATGCATCGAGATGTACGACATCCCGGTGAGCGAGCTATACAGCCGCGGATACACGGGGCCAGACGGAAAGCGCCGGACGATCCAGCGCAACGGGTGCTATGGATGTGCGACAGGTATCGCATTTGCGGACAATCAGCTGGCGATGCTGCGAAAGACGCATCCGGCGCTGTGGGAACAGGTGATGCTATCCGGAATGGCCGAGCAGTTGAAAGCGCTTAGAATCGCAAGAGCGAACGGGCAGACATCGCTGCTGGATCTGTTCACGGCGGAGGAGCTTATGGAGATTCGCCCTTGTGCGTTTGACAGCGTGGACAGAATCATCATGCATGATGATTCGATGGGAGAATACGACAGCGAGGTGGAGGACAGTTGACCTATGAAGAGTTTCTCCGCACCAAGCGGGTGGTCGCGCCGGATGCCGGATTCGACGTTCCAGCGGAGGAGATCAGCACGGCGCTCAAGCCGCACCAGCGGGACGCGGTGCGGTGGGCGTGCCGGGGAGGATGCCGGGCGTTGTTTGAGAGCTTCGGGCTGGGAAAGACGGTGCAGGAGCTGGAGTGGTGCCGGCTGGCGATCAGGCACGGGACGCCTGCACAGGGCGCGTGGCGCGCCGCGCTGATCGTGCTGCCGCTGGGCG